AACAGAAATGCCGTATACAAATAGCCCAGCAACAGACCCACGCGATGCCGTGAGGTTGATGGTTGGTGATACATACTCTGATATTGAGCTCCTAGTGGATGCTGAATATGAGTATTACCTGACAAAAAACAGTAACAACATTAACCGTACTGCAATTGATGCAGCATGGGCTATCACCTTCAAGCTTGCACGATGGACGCGAGAGCGTACAGGAGACATTGAAGTCTACGGAAGTGAGTGGGCAAGGAATTATCGTTCTGCTCTTCTTGAGTTTATCCGTAATCCGAGCAGCAGTATCAATCAGGCAATGCCTTATGCTGGTGGTATTAGCAAAGAGGTAATGAAGGCAAATGATTTAGACAGTGATAACGTCAGGCCAGTGCCATATATTGGAATGGGTGATGAAGTCCATGTCTATGACCAAGATGCAGAACAGACTGGATTCTTCTAATGGCTAAGACAACGAGAGGTGGAGTCACCGTAGACACTACCGGGCTAGACAAGCTTCTCAAACGTCTACAGATTCTTGAAAGAAAAGAAATCAGATGGGGGTTCTTCTCGGGTAGCCGGTACGGCCCCGAGAATGACAACATGTATGTTGCCTCCATTGCCAAGCTGCAAGAGGATGGTGGGGTCGGAGGCAGTGGAAGAACAATCCCAAGTCGTCCATTCTTCACATCACAAGCTCTGCGAGTTATCACTCCAAGCGATCACGTTGGCAGTAAGTTTTTAGCACTACTAGGGACTGCAGTTAGGACTACATTAGAAGGCGCAACAGACGCTTCAACATTTGAAAGGCTTGGTGCACATCTGCAGGATAGCTTGAAAGAAGAAATACTTGCGTGGAACAGCCCACCTAATGCTGCAATGACAATCAGGCTAAAGAAGTTTGATGACCCTCTTATCCACACTGGTAAAATGTATGACTCTGTTGAATACAAGGTTGTTCAACGAAGAAAGGTAACTTGAAATGCTTAATCCTCCATTCCTTTCCACTAAAAAGAAAAGCATTACAGTTATCCGCAAGACTCCCGGTACTTACGTTAATGGGCGTTATGTAGAAGCAGCCCCTACCTCCCTTACTATTGAAGGCAATATCCAGCCGGGTCTTCGCTTTAATGATACCCAGCATCTTGCAGAAGGTGAGCGTGGAAGACTGTGTATCCGTATCTATACCTCCAGTGAGCTTCGTACTCGCCAAGAGGGAGCCTCTGGTTGGGATGCAGATGAAGTTGTCTACAACGGTGTGACCTACGTTTGTAAGTGGAGCCACTACTACGATATGGGCGTGCTCAACCACCACAAGAGTATCTTAGTTGAGAAGGAGAGCACATGAGCTATTCTGCCTTTGAAGATGCTGTCTATGCTGTCCTGAAGCTCGCTCTGCCCTCCATAGGGGCCGTTGTAGGCTATCAAAATGGCCCAGAGCTACCTACCCCTTACTGCGTGGTCTACGCAGCCTCCTTGGACGCTACAGGGCGTGAGGAGATAGGAACTACAGCTACAGCCCTCGGGGATGGCTACGAGATTAGAACACTGGAGCACTATCTGGGGACTGCGAGGTTTGAGTTCACAGGAAAAGACATTGCAGGCAATCATGGTGGGGACATTGCTGTTGCATTCTCCACACTTCTTGCCACACCTAATATACAAATGGAATTGCGGAAGCGCAATCTAGGGTATATGAGCAAGAGCCTCATCCGTAGGGTGCCCAAGTTGAGGGAAACGGCTTGGTATAACGCTTACGTGATAGATGTTGTTTTTAGTTTTGCCCTCGAAACGAAACAACAGGTAGCTGTGATTGAGAACGTCGTTCTTGATTCAGCCTACAATTCAATTACAACTATAGTTGATTCACAAACAATTCCAAACCCCTAATTAGGAGATTGTCTTGACCAAAATCACAGACATTATCAATATACAAATCACGAGGGAGACCCGCGCAGTCTCTCGTGCTTCGTTCAGTATTCCTTGCTTCATTGCAAGCCATACAGCCTTTACAGAGCGTGCTCGTGAATATACTGATCTGGCGGCAGTGGCAGAAGACTTTGCTACTACCTCTAAAGTTTATAAGGCTGCTAGCCAGTATTTTGGTCAGCAGGTTGTTCCACAGCGTATCGTTGTTGGTCGTAGACAGATCAATGAAGTGACAGGTACTCCTACAGTTGCTAACAGCACTGCGTATTCTATCACGATCAATGGCACTGCATACACCTACACCTCTGATGCTGAGGCTGATGCTACAGCTCTTGAAATTTGTGCTGGACTTGATACCGCAGTCGGTGCTGCAGCTGGCATTACCTTCACTGACAATCTGGACGGCACGTTTAAGGTTGCCCCTACCGTATCTGGTACAGCAATGTCTGTCGTTGCTTCGGCCAACATCGCTCTGGTGAACACTGCTGCTTCTGAAACATGGGCAGATACAATCACTGCAGTACGTGCTGCTAGTGACAAATGGTACTACGTCTCTACAGATGACCACACAGACGCTGGCATTCAGGCTGTTGCTACTGTTATTCAGGCTGTTGATAAGCTGTACGGCTTCTCCAGCAGCGAAGCTGCCATCTTGACCAATGCCACCACAGATATTTTCTCTGTGCTCAAAGGTTTGACCTACGATCACAGCTTTGGCCTGTACAGCGCAAATGCTGATACACAGTTCCCAGAGTGTGCATGGATTGGTTCTCAGGCGCAGGCCGTACCGGGCTCTAACACTTGGTCTTTCAAGAATCTTGTTGGTGTTACTCCAGATACTATCTCCGATACACAGACCACTTATGCAAAAGATAAGTATGTTGCCACTTATGAAACCATTGGTGGAATCAGTGCAACTACTCGCAGCCAGACATGCGGTGCTGAATACATTGACGTAATGGTTGGTGTGAGCTGGACACGTAGTCGTATGCAGGAAGGCATCTGGTTTGTTCTGGTTAACAGTGCAAAGGTTCCTTACATCCAAGCTGGTATTTCGCAGATTGAGACTCAGGTGAGAAAGGTTATTGCTGAAGGCATCCGTAACGGCCTCTACGCAAGCACGCCAGCCCCTGTTATCACTGTCCCTGACGCTGCCACTGTTGACGCAAACCTACGTGCAACTCGTACATTGGATGCACTTGAATTTGAAGTCCGTCTTGCTGGAGCAATTGAAAAGGTTTTTGTTCGCGGCACTGTGTCCGTATAAATTGGAGATTAAATCATGGCATTAAGTACGTTTGCGCCAAACGAAGTGACAATCTCTATGATTGGGGATGGTTGGTCGCACGTTGTCTCTGGTTTTGCTGAAGACAGTATCGTGACGATTGATCGTCAAGCAGAAACATTTGCTATGTACGTGGGGGCTGATAACACGCCTACACGTATTTACAATGCAAACACTGCTCTTATGATGACTGTGGCATTGGCCCAGACAAGTGAGAGTAATGACCTGTTCTCTGCCGTGTATGAGAAAGATCGTACAACTCGCCAAGGTGTCTTCACTGTTCTAGTGACAGACAACAGTGGCCGCAGCCGGTACTTCGCTGAAGAAGCTTATATCGGTGTTGTTCCTAATGCGTCCTATGGTAACAGTATGCAGACTCGTGAGTGGGTAATCCACGCTCCAGCCTCTGATGTTAACCTCGGTGGTAATAGTAAAATTAGTGCAGGCACTTTAGCAGCTCTTGCTGCTCTCGGTGTTACTGTAGCTCCTCAGTGGCAATAACTAAAGCGATTGCTTTGGCAGTAAGCCCTGTAGGACTGGAAGGGGGAGTGAGGGGATTCTCTCCTCTCCCTTTTTCTTTGGCTTGTACTGGAGGCTCTTGCTTATGACTCTTTTAACTTACATCCCATCCCAAGTAAGCATCTCAATTGCAGGCTTGTTTGATATTGAAGGACTAGCTGACGGCACATTTGTTGAGATAAACAAAGAGGTTGCCCCGTACCAGTCTCAGGTTGGCATGGATGGGCAAGTCAGTCGAACATTTGTTTACGATGCAACCTACACTGTAAAGATTACACTCGCACAGACAAGCAAGAGTAATAACTTGCTAAACAGTCTTCATGCGCTAGACTTAGCAACACAAGCTGGGAAAGTCCCACTATTTATTCGTGACAAAGAGGGAAGCACTACGTTCTTCTCTCCTAACGCTTGGGTTGAGAATCAACCAACGGTTAGCTACTCAAAAGACATGGAGACTCGTGTCTGGAGCCTACGTTGCACAGAAGGTATTTTGATTGTTGGTGGCTCTGGTGATGCAAGCCTTCTTGACACAGCCCTTGGCCTTCTGCCCGGCGTTAGCAGCCTTCTAGGAGGTATTTGATGGCATTGTTTACATACATTCCTTCTAAAGTCTACATTGAAATCTCTGGATACAAAGTGCAGGGGCATGTTGGCGTATCTGTGTCACTTGACAGCCCTTCTTTTAGAACTCTTAAAGGTATCAGGGGGCAGGCTGTCAGGGTACGAGACACCCACACAACTGGTAAGCTAGTTATTACGCTACTGCAAACCAGTCCAACCAATGATCTTTTTTCTGATATTGTGCAACAGGACATTACTTGGGGCACTGGTCGTTTGACAGCAGTTATAAAAGATGAGAGTGGGAGTTCTTTGTTTTTCACAGATAACGCCTATCTAGATGGTTTTCCAGCTCTTGATTTTTCTATGGTCGCGGGGACTAGAGTGTGGACTCTTAATTGTCTCTCTATCCCAACAGACCAAATAGTAGTTGGCGGCAACTATAAACCCGCACTTGATTTATTTTGATTTATTTTAACTCTGAGGTATAAAATGGCGATTACACGTAAGACCGTTGAATTTGACGGAACAGAATATGAAATTCAGGCATTTGTTGCAACAAAAGGTATCCGTATCTTCAAAACACTTGCAAAGCTAATTGGCCCATCTTTTAAGGCACTCTCCGAGGCCAAGGACGAAGAAGGAGCTGCCTCTCTTGCTATTGCAGCCCTCCTAGACAGTATGGATGACGTTGCTGTAGATGAACTAATGAAGCAACTTATGGCTGGTGTGACAAAGAACAAGGCAGAACTGAACTTTGAAATGGAGTTCATGGCAAACTATGGCCTGCTGATTAAGCTTGCACAAGAAGTGGTTAATCTTAACTGGGGTAGCCTTTTCTCCGCGCTAGGTATGCAAGGGGAGTAAAAGGCGGTGAGAGGGATGAAAGTTCCTCTCGCATATCTAGCAACAAAGAGTTTCAACGCCTTGGTAAAGAGTTTACGCAGGAGTGGGAGGTATACAGGGTTCTCACACATGAGTTAAAACTAGCCTCCCTTGCAGAATTGCAAACTATCTATTCTTGTGAAGACTTGGATGACTTCATTGAAATAATTGAAGTGCACACGCTTGTAAAAGAAGAACATTATAAAGAAGAAGATAGGGCCAGAAAAGCATCCCAATAAAAAAGGTGAAATAAGTGGCTAGAAAATCAGAGCAAATTGCCAGCCTTTTCGCTGCTGTAGGGTTTAAAGTAGACAATGCCAGCCTCAAGCGTCTTGAGTCTTCCCTTGCTGGGGTAGAGAAACGGCTTAATAACATTGTAAAAGGCTTCAAGAGTGTAGGAACAGGAAGCCTCACAACAGCATTAAGAACGACTGCAAAAGACAGTGGCAAAGCCGCTGCAGGCATTGCCGAAGTAACAGCTAAACTAAAGTCTGGTATCCCAGCTATCACAGTGTATACGCAGCAGATGAGAGCTCTCGCAGGAGCTCTTCGTGAAGTCTCTGGTGCTGCTCCAAGGCGGCTTCCAACTATCCCTAACCCACCAAGGTCTGGAGGGGGCAGTTCCCCCGCTAATAGTCCTCGTGGTAACGGAGGTATTTTCGGAGGCATGGGCGGCATTGGCGGTTTTGCAAGAGGCTTGCTGCCCGGTATTGGCGGTGCCTATACGCTAATGAATGTTGTTAATACTGGTAGAGGTATTATCGGCAATGAAAACGCCATGGCTGCTATCACAGGCAGTGAAGCGAAAGGCCGTGCTGAGATGGAGTACGTCAAGAAGTTCTCCAAAGAGTGGAGCCTTGACTATGGGGCTCAAGCAGAGAGCTATAAAGGCATTCTGGCCGCTGCACAGGGTAGTGGAATGCAGGGGGCAGGGAGTAGGAAGGTCTTTGAAGGTGCTTCCCTATACGGGGCTGCTCTTCAGATTGACTCTGAAAAAATGAAGCGTGGTATGACTGCTTTGACACAGATGTTGTCTAAAGGCAAAGTCATGTCCGAAGAATTGAAGGGGCAGTTGGCGGAAGCCTTGCCCGGTGCTGTACAAGCCTTTGCTAAATCTCTTGGAAAAAGTGTTCCAGAGATGTACAAGATGATGGAGTTGGGTCAGGTTACTTCTGATGAGCTTGCTAATTTTGGAGATATACTGAAAGCACAAGCCCAGCAAGGGGGAGCCCTTGAAAGGTTTAAGAAAACCTCTATAGCTGCTCAAAATGATTTAAGAAATGCTTGGACAGACTTTTCAACAGCCCTAATGACAAGTGGGCTGGATAAGGTACTTGTAGGAGTGTTCCAGCTCCTTGCAGAACTGCTGCCAAAACTTCGCCCATATGTTCTAGATATTGTCTCTGCCTTTGAATTACTGTTAAAAGCTGTCAAGGGGTGGGTGATGATCTTTGATATTCTCCCAGACTCGATTGGTAATGCTATTATTGGGCTTGGACTTTTATATGCCGCAGTGAATAAATTTGGGTGGAAGAAGACGGGCCTTGGTTTATTTCTCTACGGTTTGCTCCTTGTTCTTGATGACATAAACGAATGGACAAAAGGAAGCGAGGGGAAAAATTCCCTCTTTGGTCAGATGTTTGGGGCTTGGGAGGATTTTTCTGACAGCTTAACCCCAATGTTTCAGGCTTTTGACAGGTGGGTTACGAGGGTTGCGGAGGCGGCAGGGTGGGTGCGGCAGATTGCGCGTGACACCGGCCTTATTGGAGCAGACCCAGACAAAGCTCCAGCTGGAATGGTGCCTAACCCTAATAAAAAATCATTCGGTGATAGATACGGCGAGCACACCTCAAAGTATAAAGGCCAAGGTATTCTCACCTCGCTAGTCTCACACCCAGCAGCCTTTGTAAGAGCAACTGGCCACTGGGTCTGGGATGGTGGTGGAGAGGGGCTTCCAGACTACGTTCCCGGCGATGCCATGAAACAGGAGATGGGGAGAGCCCGCCTAGCTGCTATACAACAGGCAGCAATGCCGTCAGTCTACGCGAAAGGGGCAGCGCCAAGTATCATAATTGAACGAAACTATGTAATGACTGATAACCTAAGCGGAATAGCTTCAGAGGTAGCCGATGTGTCTGGGAGGAAGAGATGATAGCATTAAAAACCGAGAATGATGAATTTCTTTGGTTTGATATTGTCGTGAGCATGAACGAGAGCAATTCTCGTTCTGCTACTTCCTTTCCAGTTCAGTCTGGTGGTAATATCTCTGACCATATCGCCAATCAAAATAAGCAAGTTTCTCTCACAGGTGTGTATGTTGGCAATGGGTTTGTAAAGGATGTTTCCACACAAGATGGCGCATCTTTTACACCAACACTTGTTACCCCTGTCACGGTAGATTACAACACACAGTCTAGTCTACAAAAGCTTATCCCAGAAGGTCTTGCGTCTTTTATCCCCCTCTCTACTCCAAAAGCAGTTTTTGATGTAGAGCCACAGGTAACAGCAGAAGAAAAGCTTTCAACACTAATGCAGCTATGGCAGAGTAAAGAAGACATTACTCTCGTAGAGATAAACGACAAGTATAGGCTTATTACTGAAATCCCTAACTTGGTTATTACAAGTATTCAGAACAATACAAGCCCTGATGATGGAGACTCTATAACAGTGAGTGTCCAGTTTGAAGAGATTAGGCGTGTAACCCTTCTCACTACACAGTCCCCCTTAGTTAACGTCAAAGACTGGCGCGTAGTGCAGCAGGCCGCTGCAGCAGGAGCTCGTGGTACAGCTTCTTCTCCAAGTACAGCAGGGGATGAAGAGTCTTTGCTTGGCCCACCAGCCAAGAAGAACACACATCTACTTAATATTGTGAATGGTACACCGGGAGCTTAAC